ATGATACTTATAGGTAAGAACAGAGTTATTGAAGGGAATGAGATGGAAGATAAAGAGAGACACTTGAATATAGCTAAGAACAAATTGAAGGGCGGCTTTCACGGACGTATAACTTGCCAGTTGGCAGGAGATATTGCACAGTATACAGCGTGAGAATTGTACTAGACGTAGAGAACACCGTTACTAAACGTAATGGTAAAACCCATATGGACCCGTTTGAAGCCAATAACTTTTTAGTTCAGGTGGGTACTAAGAATGTAGATGTACCTACGGAACGACACCTGTTGACGTTTGACCATTTAGAATACACTGACCGTAGTGGTGTTAATTCTAAGTTGTTACAAACTATCTTAGACAAAACAACTCTACTTATAATGCACAACGCACAGCACGATTTAATGTGGTTGTGGGCCAGTGGTTTCAAGTATGATGGTGACATCTACGATACGATGTTAGCTGAGTACATCTTACAGCGAGGACAGAAGCAACCTCTTAGTTTATTGGCTTGTGCGGAACGAAGAAACTTAACATTTCAGAAGGACGATACATTAAAGAAATATTTCAAAGAAGGATACAACACTAATGAGATACCCCTTAAAGAGCTTACACATTATCTTGGTTGCGATATTGATACTACTTCCGAATTGTTCACTGCTACTATTACCGAAGGCTTCGCCAAAAGCGAGTCCAACGGAATGGATAGAGTTCGAGACATTACCTTTAGAGTCTGTAAAGCCCTTACCCGAATGTACATGCGAGGGTTCAGAGTGGATAGACTCGCCCTTCAAGTAGTGCGTAAAGAGTTTGAGGAAGAGAAGGTTGCAATCCAAGATAGGTTATTTAAACAGATACGAGACTTGATGGGAGATACGCCAGTCAATCTAAACAGTCCTGAGCAAGTATCTCAGGTTGTATTTAGTAGGAAGGTAATTGACAAGAAAGAATGGGTTGAACTGTTTGATTTTACGAAAAACTACAAAGAGTTTAGTGACGCTATAGAGACAAACAGTGTAAGACTTAGAAAGACAGTAGCTTTTAGTTGCCCTATTTGTTCTGGTGTTGGTAGTAGGTACAAGAAGAAGAAAGACGGTACTAACTTTAAAAAAGCTAATAAGTGTCCTGACTGTTCAAGTCGAGGCTATCAACTTAGACAGACTAAAGTATTAGCAGGGCTAGGATTTAACCCACCAAATAAAACTTGGGTAAGTGCAAATGGTTTTAGTACCAGTAAAGGCAACTTAGATATGTTAATAGCTACAGCTAAGACAAAACGTATGTCTGTGGCTATGCTCTTCTTAGAGGACATAAAGCGGCTATCAGCCGTGTCTACATATCTTTCGTCTTTTGTCGATGGCATAAGTAATTACACAAAAGAAGATGGTTTTCTTCACGTTGGTTTAACACAACATATTACATCTACTGGGCGGTTCTCAGGACGCAACCCTAATATGCAAAACATGCCTCGTGGTGGGACATTTCCAGTGAAGCGTGTTTTTGTATCTCGATGGAAAGGTGGAAAAATATTAGAGGCAGATTTTGCACAGTTAGAGTTTCGTGTTGCGGCTTTCTTATCACAAGATAAGGTGGCTATGCAGGAGATAGCTACAGGGTTTGATGTACACGCCTACACAGCTAAAGTTATTACGGATGCAGGTCAAAAGACTACCCGTCAAGAGGCAAAGGGATCGACATTTGCTCCCCTGTTCGGGGCAAGTGGTTGGGGTAGAAGCAAAGCTGAAGCTGCATACTACAAACACTTTAACGATAAGTACCAAGGTATAGCTAAGTGGCACTCAAAGTTAGGTGATGAGGCAGTTGATGATGGAAAGATAACTACACCATCAGGCCGCCAGTACGCATTTCCTGACGTGACAAGAAGACAGAGTGGACAGCCTACGCATTTTACAATGATAAAGAACTATCCAGTGCAAGGATTTGCTACAGGTGACATTGTTCCTGTTGTGTTTTTGGAGATGGACAAGAGGTTAGAACCTTTAAACTCTTGCATTGTTAACTCTGTCCACGATTCTATTGTAGTTGATGTACACCCACACGAAAAAGATGCCGTAATACAAATTATCACAGATATGAATAGCAATTTAAATAAAATTATAGAGGAGGCTTACAATGTAAAAATGAATGTACCTATGTTATTAGAATCTAAAATAGGTTCTAATTGGCTTGACATAAAAGACATATGAAGTATAACTATAACTATTTTCACATATCATATACATATATATAAAGGTAAAAATTATGAGTACAGAATTACAAATAGCAGGTGTTGATAGCACCTTATTAGCTGACATGATGGGTGTATCCGCCCAAGCAAACGACAACTCCAGTAAGTCTACTTTAGCGAGACTTAACATAACACATACGGCTGTTATGGGAGACTTAGACCACAACGGAAAGGTATCAAGAGTTGAAGTGCTACCTGTTGGAACATATAAACTGAAGGATGATGACACGTTTGTTTATTGCCTTGCCCCTACAATAAGAATTTTTGCTGTAAAAGAGCAGTGGACACATTGGGATTCAATTAACAATGCTATGGATCGCACAGAGATGGCTAATAATTTATATGGGGACTTAAAAGATTCTAAAGGTACATTTAATATTGGCAGGCCGTCAGGTTATTTGTCTTTGAAAGCCTACGAAGCTCTGCCTCAAGACATTAAAGATTTAATGAGGGCAGTAAAAAGAACTAAGATACTATTCGGTACTATTAACTTTAATGGTGCGGCCTTAGATGAGGCAGGAAATGAAGTTAGTGGCTATGATGGTGAGATACCATTTATAATGGACACAAAGAATAAAGGTAGTATCGCAGCAATCACTGCCGTATTAAAGAAAATAAAAGATGACAGTAGTATTCCTATAGAAGCTAAACTTCTAAAGCGCAGTATTACACTTGGTGCTAACATTGAATCTGTGCCAGCAGTGTACGCTACAATGACATTTAACGAAGTCAAAGAAGTTGATCTTAACGACAAAGACACTGAGGTCTTTACGTCTTTCCAAGAATGGATAAAGTGGTCGGACACTCGTGTGCTAACTATGTGGAAAGAAAAAAATGCGCCCCTTCTTTCTGATGATGAGCTAGAATTTGTTGATGATTTTGTTGACGTAGTAGGTTCGGCTATTTAATGGAAAACTTATCAGAGGCAGGCCATTGGTATGACAAAGATGGTTCGCCTACTTACACTATTGTTGGGGCGAATGGTAAGGAAAGAAATACCACCCTAAGAGATGCGAGGCAGTGGGGATACGTCCCCTCTGTTACTACAATAATAGGCATAGCGGCAAAACCTTCCCTAGAAAACTGGAAAGTAAATCAAGCACTGAACTCTGCAATAACATTAGAGCAGGACCCAGGTGAATCTATAGAAGACTTTACTAATAGGTGTAAGCAAGACTCTAAAAAGATAGGCAGGGACGCAGCTGAACGTGGCACAATTATCCACGCTATGATAGAGCAGGGCTTTATGGGCGGCAAAGAAACAAAAGCCTATAAAGTTATTAAAGATTATCTAGATGAAACTTTTCCTGGGGAAGAATGGATTGCGGAAGACTCTTTTTGTTCTACTTCTGGGTATGGCGGCAAGATAGATTTATATTCTAAATCGGGAATTTTTGTTGACTTTAAGACTAAGGATGGGTTACAAGATAAGAAGGCATCTAAACTTGTCTACGACGATCACGGGATGCAGCTATCTGCTTACGCAGAAGGGTGCAACTTCAAAGAACCAGAAAGAGTTTCTATATTTGTAGACAGAGAAGATCCAGAACTAATAGCTGTATACAAGTGGGACAAAGAAACCCACGTAAGGCATATGTCTATGTTTAACAGTCTTCTTAGTTACTGGAAGTTAGTAAAAAAATATGATCCGTCAGAGATCTTAAAAAATAATAAAGATGAGGCAGCATAATGGTAAAGATGACACTCGAAGGTACAGACTACAATACAGATGATATGACTGATGAACAAAAAGAATTAATTGAAGTTCTAAAAGTTAATACAACTACATCGAATATAGTCAATCATATGTTACAATGTGTGAACGCAATAGGTAGAGTTAAAATTGATGAATTAAAGGCTCTCCTAACAGATGGTAAAAAAGAAACGTAGTACCCGAAAGCATAACTCTAGGCGTTACAGAAGTGGCTTAGAGGAAACACTCTCCGACTACCTAACACATCACCAAAAAGAAATACGCTACGAACTGTTGAAAGTTCAGTGGGAGGATTTGAGGTATCGTACTTACACACCTGACTTCCAGTTAGACAACGGAATTATAGTTGAAGCTAAAGGGTTGTTCGATAATGATGACAAACGCAAGCATTTAGCTATCCAAAAGCAACACCCTGAGTTAGACATACGCTTTGTATTTTCTAACGCCCAAGCTAAGTTGTATAAAGGTTCTAAGACTAGATACTCAGGGTGGTGTGAGAAGAACAACTTTAAGTGGGCGCACAGAGTTATACCTATGGACTGGCTAACAGAAAAAGGTAGGTGTACTTCCGATACTGTGATAAAGTTAAAAACAAAAAGAAAGGATATATGATGGGCTATACACTAGCCGACGATGAAGTTGCTCTTATACTTCGCCCCATAAGTTTTGATAAAGACGGGACTTGGAGTGGTTTAATATCAACAGGATTAGCAATGGGTCCAGAAAGTAAGGTTGATAAAGAAATACTTAGTGACTTAATTAAGTGTGCTACTTTTCTAAGTGCCTTTTTAGATGTTGCACACGAATACCCCGATATTATGGAGATTGTAGAAGAACGTAGAGATCTAATGATTAAGATGTTTGAAGATGATGCACAAGAAGAAGCTAACGGTTTGGCAGAAGTAGAAGTAACAACTCAAGGCGGTAACGTCATAAAATTTGGCCCTACAACAAAGACGAAAGGTAGCGCGTGACTGAAGATATGGTAAATCAACCCCCTCATTATAATCACGCTGGCATAGAGTGCATTGAAGCTATTGAAGCTGCACTTTCTCCAGAAGAGTTTCGGGGATACTGTAAAGGTAACATTATTAAATATACTTGGCGTGAGGGGTATAAGAATGGTGATGAAGATTTAAATAAAGCCGCGTGGTATATGGAAAGATTACGTACTTATGAGGAACGTATGGCGGAGAAGGGATGATTTATAAATCTTTTTATGTGTCCTTTACATTAAAGGTAGATGAAGAAGGAAATGTCCTATCTTTAGTTGCTGATGATCACCCAAGAGAAGTAGCAGAATCTATATCAAATGCACTCCACGATATTGACGACATAAAAGTAGAAAAGATAAACGTAAAAGAAAGACGATAGCTTGGGCAAAAGATCTAACTTTGAAAGAGTTGAACGGGATTTCTATCCTACACCTATATCTGCAGTCGTGCCTTTAGTCCCTTACTTACCACAGGATTTCTATTATGTAGAGCCTTGTGCAGGGGATGGTAGACTAATTGATAATCTTAAAACTTTAACAAATGGTGTCTGTATTAACGCTACGGATATTGAACCTCGTTTAGATAAAGGCATTAGTAAAGAAGATGCTTTGACGATTAAGTGGGACACATATAAACATAATACCTATTGCATTACTAATCCCCCTTGGGATCGAAATACCCTACATCCTTTAATAGAAAATTTTATAGCTTCTGGAAAGACTTGGCTTTTGTTTGATGCAGACTGGATGCATACACGCCAAGCTATACCTTACCTAAAGTATTGTAAGACAATTGTAAGTGTCGGCAGGGTAAAATGGATAGAAGGAAGTAAGAATACGGGTAAAGATAACTGTGCCTGGTACTTATTTGATTTAAAAAACAAAACAGCAACAGAATTTTTTGGCAGATTATAAGGGAAAACAACAATGTCTAATAACTATTTACCAACCGACTATCAATCATTTATACACAAATCACGTTACGCAAGATGGCTAGACACTGAGGGGCGTAGAGAAAGCTGGGACGAAACGGTGTCTAGGTATGTAGATCAAGTATGCGATATTAATGGTATGGACACTGCCACACAAAAAGAATTGTATGATGCAATAATCTCTCTTGAAGTTATGCCATCTATGAGGGCAATGATGTGTGCAGGCCCAAGTTTATCAAGGGATAACACAGCAGGATACAACTGTAGCTACCTACCTATAGATGATCCTAAAAGTTTTGATGAAGCTATGTTTATCTTAATGTGCGGAACAGGGGTAGGCTTTAGTGTTGAACGACAATACATATCTAAGTTACCCGAAGTGCCTACACTGTTTGATAGTGACACAATTATTATAGTTAAAGATAGTAAAGAAGGTTGGTCAAAAGCATTTAGACAGGTCCTAGCATTACTATGGGCAGGGGAGATACCTAAGTGGAATACATCTCTTGTCAGACCTGCAGGAGCTAAACTAAAAACATTTGGTGGAAGAGCTTCTGGCCCAGCACCATTGATAGACTTGTTTAACTTTTGTGTAGCCACATTTAAGGGCGCACAAAACCGCAGACTGTCAAGTATTGAGTGCCACGATATTATGTGTAAAGTTGGTGAGATTGTAGTCAGCGGGGGTGTTAGGCGTAGTGCTATGATCTCTTTGTCAAACTTATCAGATGACCGTATGCGCCACGCCAAGTCAGGAAATTGGTGGGAGACCGCAGGACATCGAGCATTAGCTAACAACTCAGTTAGTTATACTGAAAAGCCAGATATGGAAACATTCTTGCGTGAATGGACTGCGTTAGTAGAAAGCAAATCAGGCGAACGAGGTATCTTCAACAGGCAGGCGGCACAAAAACAAGCAGCTAAGAATAATAGGCGTGATCCTAATTGGGAGTTTGGAACAAATCCTTGTAGCGAGATAATTTTACGTGGCCCTAAAATAGATATAAAAACAGGTCAACCTATTACGGGAACAGGAGGACAGTTTTGTAATTTAAGTGAGGTAGTAGTGCGAGCCACAGACGATTTAAAGAGCCTAACTAATAAAGTTAGGTTAGCTACCATAATTGGTACATTACAATCTACTCTAACTAAGTTCCCATATCTACGTAAAGTCTGGCAGAATAACACAGAAGAAGAAAGACTACTGGGTGTTTCACTTACAGGTATAATGGACAACCCGTTACTTACAGCTAAGAACAAAGGACTAGCACAAACGCTAGATCATCTTCGTCTTGTTGCTGTTGATACTAACAAGGAATGGTCAGAACGACTGGGCGTACAACAATCTACTGCTATTACTTGCGTCAAGCCTAGTGGAACTGTATCACAACTTGTAGACAGTGCGTCTGGCATCCACGCTAGACACAGCCAGTA